ACCTGTTGGTGCCAATATCACCCCCAATTCTCCACGTCCTAAACCACCCTTTAATACATTGTCTAATCCAACAATACCTGTTCTGATAGGTAATCTATAATCCTTTTCAAGTGCGTCGTCTATGTTATGGAAAACGTCCACAACAGTGTCATTCATAATACCAACTTGTAACGCCTTTTGGATTTTTTGTTCAATCTTATTGTAGGATTCAAATTCTCCATTATCAATAATAGATTGGATTACCTTTAATTCCTTTTTAAGATTTTGTTGTCTACAGAAATTTAATGATTTGTCTTTAACAAACTCATCATTTTTCTCCAAATTTTTGATTGATTCCAATGTATCAATGTGTGGACGGTTAACATCTTTGTTACCACCCTCAGACATTATTTTTTGAGCTAATGTTTCGTAATTGGGCACTTTGTTATAAGACAAGTAAAGTTCCTTAATGTTTTCCATAATGAACTTAAATGAATTATTATCAAAGTACTTACTTTCTAAAACATCAATAATAACATCACCAAATTTTTTATCTTCAATGATGGACTTTATTAATTGTTGTTGAAACGTGTGACCTAGATAACCAAAATTCTTTTCTTCTGACATTTTTTTTATTTTAAAGTTGATAATTCAAATATGTTGTTTCCAAATTTTTGGATGACAATATGTCAGTTAAGTCTGACAAAATTCCTCTCAATTTTGGACGAATATCCACAGTATATCTTACCTTTGGGTGATAGTAGTGTGCGGGAAATATTCTTGAAATAAATACATCATCGTTCAGTTTAATTTCAATTAAAAAGTCCTCTTTTTTATCTTCTGAACTATCTTCCACAACATCCAAATTTGAGAAATAATTTTGATTTTCGCACAGATAATCGGATGTTTTTATTTTCAAATCTTCACTAATATCTTCCGAAATATTTTTTACATATTCATGTAAATCCATACTTCTTCTTGCTTGTGGATTATGATTTTTTACGTTGAAGAATCTTTGACACACTATATTCCCATCTAATGTAAACAAAAATTCAAATTTTGTGATTTCTTGTTGATTATTCATAATTGTTAATTTTAATTATTTTTTTTTTATTTTTTTCTTTTCTTGTTAATCTTAAAAATGGATTTAGGAAATTTGTCCACGCATCATCAGATTTTGGTAGTAAATTGAAGATGCCATCCTCCGTCATCATTTTCATCATGTTTTTATATGAACGGCCTTCAGGGTCTAAAACATCATTAATTAATAAATCAATATTTTCCTTCGCCTCATCAGTTAGAAATGGTTCTTCTAAACTAACTATTCTTTTGTTCACTTGAAAGAATTCCTCACCAAACACTCCATACTTGGTTACACCGGTTAAAATGTTTTTATATAACCAATTATGTTTATCCTGTTCGAATAGTTGATTGGTGCGTTCTATAACTTCTTCTAACGAAACTCCTCTATCTCGTATCTCAGGAAATAAGGTTAATAACCTTTTAACCCCCATGTTTTTTATTCCCGAAATATTATCAGATGGGTCTCCGCACAACATCTTCACTAATTTCACATTATCTATGTGAATAGGTTCATGACTGTAAATTATTGTGTCATTGACCTTATAGAGTTTTTGATGTGACGGATTGAATATGTGAGTGTTTTCTGAAACAAGTTGTGTTAAATCCCCATCAGAAGAATAAATAATCTTATTTTCTTCTTGGGAACTAAGTGAATAATAGGCAATACAATCATCACTTTCACAAAACTCAAATTCTCCCTGTCTTACGTATAATTCTTCGAGATATTGTTTTATTCTGTGTCTTTGATAATTGTAATTGTCTATTTCTTCTTCACTTCTAATCCTGTTTTTTCTATTCTCTTTGTATTGGTGATAGATTTTTCTTCTAGATTGTGAACCATCTTTACCGTCCCAAAAGACAACGATTTTGTCTAAATGATATGTCTCAAACGACCTTCTAAGAGTATTAATAAAATGAAAAATTCCACCAATGTGTTTTCCCTTATAGAAATGATTCTTAAGACCATAGAAACCAATCGTAAGTAAATTGTCACCATCAACTAATAATACAGACATTTAGTATTTTTTATTCGTCGTCAAATGACGAGGTTTCAGATTTGAATGCTAGTTCACTAACGTCAGTAACTTTTTCACCGAATAATTTACTGATGTAGTCCAAATTTTCCTTTGCGTATTCTTGTATTGATAACTTTTCCTCAGCAGGTTCCTTTGCTTTCATGAAACCATGAGGTGTTACCATAATTTTTCCATCCGCAAAACCGATACCATTAACATGATTCTTCATGATAGAAATTTTTGTTCTACTTGCGAAGTTTACATCACGTTTGTTTCTTGTTATCTTAATTTTAGTGGTACCCGCACCTTTTTGGTTACCAAATAAGAATACTAAAGTTGAGTTCAACCAAATTGCTTCACCACCTTTTGCTTTAATTTTTGGTTGTCCATATGCATTATCGGGTAACTCAACCCAAGGTTGATTAACAATGATTAGGGTATTAGTATAAGGTTTATCAGTTCTCCTTGAACCTGATATACGTTGGTTAATACCCATACCTATTTTATCAGATAAAACGGACGCATTGTGTTGTTTTCCACCCTTACCATCAAATGTCATTTTACATGGAACAGAACCAACCGAATCCCACAAGAACAAAATATCGTGCGGTATTTCACCTTTTTCTTGTGCAGTTAAAACGTCATTAATGAAGTCAGTGATTTGTTCAATATATTCAAAATCACTATTAAAAAGATAAAAATCATCTTCTTTATTAAAACCCATTAAAACCGCGTGGTCCCAATTCCATTTTTGTTCAGTAATAATGAACACAGGTAGAACACCTTTCTTTTGTGCATCAACTGCAGCCTTAACAAGTGCTGTTGTTTTTCCTGTATCACTATGTCCTAAAAACATATTGATATGTCCAATAGCAGGTCCTGGAAGTCCAGTTGCATCTATAAATGCATCACCCAAATCAAAAAATCGATCTGGTTTATATTCAGCCTCTTTCGAGAACTTTTTCTTAATTGAACTAAAATCTGTTTTTTTAATTGCCATGTTTTTGTTTTTTAAAGGACATCCCCAATAGAAATGTCTCTGAGGATGTCCTTAATTAATTAAAATGGTAAATCACTGTCAGTATCGTCATCATCCTGAGGATCGACAACAGGTGGGGATTTTTTAGGAGGACTGAATGTTTCTTCTGAACGTGATTCCAACTGAGATGCTGAAATCCATTTATTACTTTCAGTACTCCATTTTGGAGTTTCTCCATTTGCCACCAATTCAAGATAGTCTTCCCCTTTTTTAGAGTAAACATCAGACCATGTTAATGAGTCACTAACCCATTCATTTGCCTTTTTTTCGTCTTCGTGAAGTGGACCTTGGTCTTCAGGAATTACGGAATTAATAGTTGTATATTCTTTTCCTGTTCCCGCTTTAGTTAGTCCCAAAGAGAGAATCAAATCTCTTCCTTTGACAACATCCGTAATATCTCCTTTATTTTTAAAGATTGGGAAGATTTTATCTAAAACACCTTCGTTCTTAGCGTTGTGTTTAAATCTCCAAAATTTAACACCATCTTCTTCATGGTCTCTATCAATAATCTTAACGATGTAAAATTTACGAGAACGATATTGTCTAGCAAGTTCTCTATCTGATTCTACACCAGTTTCCATTAAACTTTGGTAAACCTCATTTAACGGTGATCTTTTACCTTCTTGTTTTGGGTCATATAGTTTTAACCACTGACCATCAACTTGAACTTCGTGAAAATACACCTCAACAAAAGGTGAACTTCCGTCTTTAGTTGGTAAAATTCTAATTCTTCTTTCTTCACCACGGGAACCTTTTGGTAGGAGAGTGGTAAAATACTTTTTCAATCTGTCTTCTTGTGAGACCTTGTTTGCGTTGCCACCTGTGGCTTGTTTGCTTTTTTCGTACTGAGCCAGTACTGCATCAAATGTTGACATATTAGTTATATTTTAAATTTAATGATAACGTTACTCATAAAGTATAAACTAAAAAACCCGAATTAAAAAACTCGGGCCTTTATTTTTTAAGAAATTTTTTTCAACTATTCTAAAGTTAAGAGATATGATAATTTATTAACTTCAGCAATCATCTCATCTCTGATGTTTAATAAATCCGTGTCTACATCATCCAATTCCATTTGAACGAGTGCTTCCCTAACGGTGTTAATAAGACCTTTCATATCTAAATCTGACAAATTATTTAATTGAATCGTCTTATTCTCTTCAGTCAAAGTGAATCTACCATACTTTCCCATTGCACTTTCAACAAATGTATCGATTAAACCATCCATGACACCATAAAACTCACCAAATGCAATGTGTCTAGCATAACCCTTTGTTTGCCAATGGTTTATTTTCATTTGGACTTGTAG